CCGTGTCTCTTCTTCCTCCCGAACACGGTGATCAGACTCTTACCTTGAGAAGGGGTTCTCCGACAGGCATCAATGAATTGCTTGGCTATGGGAAATCCTTTGAACCACCAATCGATCCACTCTCTGGCTTCAGAGGTAGGAACCTTGAACTCGTCGGCGATAGAGAACTCTTCTCGTCCGTATACGATCCCGAAGTTCAAGGCCTTCGTACGCATGTAGTCTTCTAGAGCACCTTGATAGACGGGGTCTGAAGGATCCTTTATGGCATATCGCTCTGCCCAGTTAGGCCAAAGCTTCTTTGAGACCTCATGGTGTAAGGAGAGCTGATTGGACTCGTAGATACGACAAAACTCCGGGTCACCAGAGAGCGCAGCGAGACACCGCAGTTCTGCTTGATCAAGGTCGAACTCCAAAAGAACGTGGCCAGGACGAGCGACGAACACACCACGAAGGCGAGGATCTCTAGGTATGTTCTGAAGATTAGGCTCGCTAGAAGAAAGACGACCAGTACGAGTCCCATGTAGCTTGTAAGTGCTGTGAACACACCCGTCTCCATCATCTATATGTCTCCAGAGACCTTTCACGTAGGTCCCATACGCCTTAGCTACCTCACGGTACTTTAGGATACTATGAGTGATCGGATGATCAGGTGTGTTAGCCTTGAGGATGTCCTCTGAGGTACCCAGGCTTTTATATTTGTTCTTGAGACCTATGACTCCATAGAGTATGTGCGAGAGTTGCTGCCATGAGTTCGGATTGATAGAGTCGTTACCAGTTGCTCTGACGTGGGTATTGATCTCTTCAGCATATCGGGCAACTTCCTTTGAATAGAAATCGTCGTTTTCTTTGAGTCGAACTCGATCGACGTAGAAACCTCTATGCTCAACATGTTGCAGCATAGTTGAAGCTGGGATAAGAACTCGCGAGTATAGTCGTTCAAGGTTATCGTCGGCTCGCACCATACTTCGAAGTCGCTGCCAGGATTCCAGAGTATATCCGCAATCAGGGGCAAGACGCCATCGATATAGGATCTCTTTGGGGACATTCTCGAAGCCCTCTCCCTTCTTGACGTAAGGGTCGACCTTGTATTTATAATCGTCTGCGCCGAGATGATCCTTTGCAAGGTCTTCCAATCCGTGTATACCGCCAGCCTCATTGAGAGCATACGAGAGCAACATAGTGTCTTCATCAACCCGAGCAGGGTAGCCTGCCTGGTTAAGGAATGCAGAGTCGAACTTTCCGTTGTGCCAGATCCACTTGACGTCAGGTACATCGTATATTCCTCTAAAGTATGGGAGATCCTTAATGGGGATAATGTATGCAATCTTCTCGTCGGGAAATGCTAATCCTACGTCTGTGATCTCATCCTTCCTTGGGTTGAGTCCTGTTGTTTCAATGTCGCTCGCTACTAACTTGAGTTGGGAGAGCTTCCAGAGGATGTGTTCCAAGTCTGTCCTTAGGGGACGTAGAATACTTGGTTCGTAGATTGGCGGCTTCTTCTTTTCTCCCGTCAGTAAGGAGAAGGCATACCTAACATCCTCCCGGAAGATTTTGTATGAGCCACCTCCTCTAAGAACGAACGCAGGGTGGTATGCAGCTACAATGCCTTTAGTGGCTAGGGGGGAGGGAAATATCTTACCTCGCTCCTTGGTGATCTTAAGGGAGTAGTCTCCTGTAAGACTCCACAGGGCACCATTCCCTACTGCTAGGATCACCTCTCGTGGGGCCGCTGTAAGCTCGGCTATGAGACGATCGTGGCAAGCATGACAACACAGAGCTAGCTTGGCAGCATCCTTCTGCTTCGTAGGGTAGCACTGCTGAGCATTCGTCAACATCAACTCCCGGGAGTCGAAGTCTTTAGGGAACGCTTCTTTAAGAAGCTTACCAGAGTCACCAATAAACGGTGCCCCTTTAGCGACCTCATATTCTCCGGGCGATTCCCCAACGATCACCAGAGAGGATAGAGGGTCACCAGAGAACAGCACAGTAGGAGTTCTTAGTGGGCAGCTCTGACACCTAGCTGGTCTGAGGAATCCCCCAGCAGACATAGTTGGTTGGTGGACTAGGATATCATTCATTGTGGTATCATGATACCGATGTCGCCGAAGAAAGACCGTTGGGGTATCTCACAACGTACCCCAAGTACGAAGTAATCGATCCCACCCTCACTATAGGGACTTGGTAGTGAGTTGACAGCGCAGCTGAATATATCGACACTTTTGATCTCCTCCCACTTGCATTGACACTGAGTACTATTCAGCACATAGCAGATCACGACACAGATGTTCAACATGATGGTGCCCCTTGCTAAGCGTCGGGGTTCAGCCATCCTCTGATGATCTTTAAGTTCCTCGTCACGTCATTCTGGAGAGGCGTGAACTTGTTCGTCTTCTCCCACCAGTCGCCTCTTTTACCAGCGTCCAAGGTAAGTTGTAACATCTTCTTCTCCTGCCCTAACCTGATAGGTACAGCCGAGTCGATTCCAATCACCTGCGGATGTCTAGCAGAGATCATGTCTCTGAAGATCCAGTCACTAAAACCCAACAGGTGGATAGGCGTATCTGAACAATCGATACAAGAGATGAGCTCACAGGCAAAGTTTCTAGAGCCTAGTCTGACTTCGAAGTTCCTAGGTATGCACCACATGTCGACAGGGATCCTAGCCTCGAGAGATTCAGCACAAGCGATCCACTCTTCCAAGGTGGAGCCTTGAGGTACTACACAGATGTCAGGAGTATCCTTCTCTGTCATCTTGTCGAGTTCGTCAAAGGCTTCCAAGGACATCTTGATAGTCTCTGGACCATTCTGTAGCACGTCAGGAAGAACAATGTGTGTAGCTTTGACGATCTCACAGGCTAAGAGGAGCTTCTTGATGTCGACAGAGCCACCGAGCTCGATCACAGAGTTGTCCATAATCACAACACGATCCGCGTCCTCGCTCATCGGCATGAAGAAGTCACTATACTCCTTAGGGAACTTGAGCACATCGTGGGCCAGAGGCAGATGATAGTTGCCAGCAAAGCTACCTAGCTTCTGCAAGAGATCAATAGGCATCACCGGAGCGAAGCGCTTCGCGGGCTTATCTTTAGCGGGTCTCATTTCACTTAAACTCCTTGTCGGTTCCCCCAAAGCAGGACATGCATCTGTGGTAGGAAGATGAACTTGGTGCATCGAGGATCTTGTAGAATCTCGTCTGCTAAGACTACCATACTCTCTAGCAGGTCGTTCCTGAAGTCTCCAAGGCTCATCTTAGGATCTGCTTGACCTGGAGGCATTGAGTTGCCTAGCGACAGAAAGATCGGGACATGTTTGGAGTCTAGGGAGTCCATCATGTCTCGAATCGTAAGGGCGAACTCAATGTCTATGGCAGAGAAGATGACGATCTTAATAGACAAACCTCGATGACCTCTGAGGTTAGTCAAGTATTCCGTGAATTGTTCCTCATCGAACTTCTCACCCATCCCCGGACCCTTAGGTGAGACGGTGATGATGTCACAACGTTGGATCCAATCCTTCCAGTAAGTACCTTGAGTCTCTAGTGCTATTGTGACATTGACATCGTTAAGGGCCTTAGCTACTTCTGACAGATCCCACAGTGCTGGGTTACCACCTGAGAAGGTTATCAGCCCGCAAGCAGTTGGCTGCATGTGATCAAAGATAGCCTTGAAC